AGTACATACTAATTGAATGTTATAGAAAGATAGACCCGACAACATTTACAGATGTATACGATGATATGTGGTTAAAGAAATATGCTACAGCATTAGTCAAGTATCAATGGGGTGAAAACTTAAGTAAGTTCCAAGGTATAGCATTACCAGGTGGGGTTACACTAGATGCTTCACAAATGAAACAGGAAGCACAGGAAGAAATTCAAAGATTAGAAGAAGAGTCAAGACTGAATCATGAAATGCCAGTTCTTGATATGATAGGTTAATTATGCCAACAAATGTATTTTTCAACCATGCAGTAAATACTGAGCAACATCTTTATGAAGATATTGTTGTTGAGTCTTTAAGAATGTATGGCCATGATTTGTATTATCTACCAAGAGAGATAATCGAAGAAGATTCTATATTGAATGAAGATGTTCAATCTAGATTTGGCGATGCATACTCAGTTGAGATGTACATTGAAAACACAGATGGTTTTGAGGGCGAAGGCGATCTTATGTCAAAGTTTGGCGTACAGATAAGAGACCAAGCAACATTCATTATCTCTCTCAGATCATGGGAAAGATTTATCTCATTGGATACTAATCTTGCATCATCACTTAGACCAAACGAAGGCGATCTGATCTATTTCCCTTTGTCTGGCGGGTTATTTGAGATTAAGTTTGTAGAACATGAAGACCCGTTCTATCAAGTAGGAAAACTATTTGTGTTCAAACTAAGATGTGAATTGTTCGAATACAGTGGTGAAGATTTCGATACAGATATTGCAGTGATCGACCAAGTAGAAGATGAACAAGCATATACAATTAGTATGACTATGGGTGCTGGTTCAGGTAACTATGCAGTAAACGAAAATGTTAAACTCAATGGTTCTGTAGTTGGTGAAGTTGTCAGATGGGTAGACAATGGTAATAAGTTAACAATTAAAGATAATGCTCAAACTCTTGCAGTAGATGATACACTTGTTGGAGATTTATCTGAAGCATCGTATGTAATTAGTAGCATCGATGATACTATGACATTTGAAAATGATGGATCAGCACAGAACAAAGACTTTGAAGACAAAGACTCTTCATACTTAGACTTAAGTGAAGTGAATCCATTTGGAGAACCATAATGTTCGGAACATATTTTTACAATGAAACTATAAAAAGGTGTGTATCAGTATTTGGTACATGCTTTAATAATCTCACATATAAAAAAATTAAAGGAGATGGTACTGTTCTAGCAGAGAACAGAGTACCTATTTCATATGGTCCTGGTCATGCATATCTAAGAAGACTAAGAGAAGAACCAGACTTATCAGATAAGAATAGAACAGCAATCAGTCTACCTAGAATGGCATTTCAATTGATGGGTTTTACATATGATCAGCAAAGACAACAAAACAAATTAATTAAGACAAATAAAACGTCACTTGAAACAACAGGGACTAGTAGAAAGTTTCAATACGCACCTGCACCATATGATTTAGAATTTGAATTGTCAATTCTAGCATACAATCAAAATGATGCTTTACAAATTATAGAACAAATTTTACCTTACTTTCAACCAGAATACACAGTTACTATGAAGATGATCGATGACTTAACAGAAGTCAGAGATGTGCCTATCGTTTTAACAGGTGTATCGATGAATGATGATTATGAAGGTGACTTCGAGACACGAAGAACTATTGAATATACTATGAACTTTACTATGAAGACATACTTCTTTGGACCTATCTATACAGGTAATATCATTAGAAACGTTATCGAAAGAGACTACATTAATGATAGTTCAGGTCAATTCACTACATCACAAATTGATGAATCTGGTCTTGTTAAAGAAGTTAAACATTATGAACCTGCCTTTGGCGAGTTATGTAATCCAGTAGAAAACTCACAAACAATCACTTTCCCAACTGCTATAAATAGTAAGATAAGTGTTGATGATGAAGTGTTCTATACGGGATATGAGGGAACTAACCCCCTAGTCTCTAGCATTGCAAGTGATAGATTGTCTATTACTATTAATCAAAACGTAACTATAGATAATGCTAAGACACTTATGTTTGTTGGTTCAGTAGATCCATCAGACACGTTTGTTGTAGCAGAACAAGTATCCTTCTCAAACGAAGCAGGATTTACAACATACGCAGAAGATAAAGTTAGTGACGCCAGTTAAGGCATTGAAATAATTATGGAAAATGTAGATCAAAAACTGAACGATATCATGGGTATCGAATCAGAAATCAAAACAGAGACAGCAGAAGTAGTCAAGAAAGTACCTGTGAGAGCAGATAATATTGAAACAGACTATAGATATGCTAGAGAAAATCTGTACTCTCTTGTCGAAAGAGGACAAGATGCTATTGATGGCATCTTAGAACTATCAAAAGAAACTGAACACCCTAGAGCATATGAAGTCGCAGGGCAATTAATTAAAACTGTTTCAGATACAGCAGAGAAACTTATTGATCTACAGAAGAAACTTAAGGATATAGAAGGTGAGTCTCAAGTAAAGACTCAACACAATCATCTATATGTTGGTTCAACATCTGAACTCCAAAAGTTTTTGAAGAAGTCTAAAAAAAATGAAACTGAAGAAACCTGATAAAGAAGATTTATATTTCTCAATACCACACTTTGAACTCTGGCACTCAGTGTTCGATGCTGAAAGAACTCATGCTTACGAAGAGTGGATAAAAAACAACGTCAAAGATAAGGTTGTTATCGATCTAGGATCGGGAAGTGGTATATTATGCTATCTTGCATGGAAATATGGTGCAAAGAAAGTGTATGGTATAGAACTAGGCAAAGAACGTGCCGAAATGTCTAGACGTATATTACCAGACGATATAGAAATAATTACTGGTGATATAGAAACTCATGAACTACCAGAATGTGATATCTATCTACATGAAAACTTCTCATCTAACTTAGTAGCAGAGATTGGTGTGTTCATAACTGAGAGAGCAGTGAAAGAGGGATGGGCAGACAAAATATATCCTAACATGATGACATTATATGATGTTGATATTATTGAAGAAGAAAGACTACAAACAAAAATCGATCCAAATACCTATGAAGGTGGAACACAAGAGTTTATAGAATTACTTGAACTAGAAGGTGTATTACCAGATAAATTTGGCACTAGATTAAATACTAATATTAAAATTAATTCTAAGGTATGGGAAGGTAAATTCATAGATTTATATAATGACTACGGTCCTGCACTAACTAGACCAGACTTAAATTATCTGGGTTGGGAATCATCTTTTGATGGCAAACATATTATAACAAACTTTAGTGGAAAAGAAACACACTGGAACATACACAAATGGCGTAAAAGATTAACATCTTTTTCACCAGATGGTGCTGAAGAATAATGAAACCTAAAAACGAAGGATACTTAGGGAATCCACTGATTAAAAGATCTGGTGTAGAAATACAATACACCAAGGAAGAACTAGAAGAATACATGAAGTGTTCAGAAAATCCTTCTTACTTCATTGAGACATATACACAGATCATTTCATTAGATGAGGGTATGGTACCCTTTAAACTTCGTGGTTATCAAGAGAATCTAATAGACTTTTACAATTCTAATCGTTTCAATGTAGTACTTGCATCACGTCAAAGTGGTAAATCAATAACATCTTGTGCATACTTATTATGGTTTATACTATTTAATCCAGAAGTTACAGTGGCAATTCTTGCTAACAAAGGTGCAATTGCAAGAGAGATGATTGCTCGTTTAGTTACTATGCTAGAATCAGTGCCGTTCTTCTTACAACCTGGTGTTAAGATTCTTAACAAAGGGTCAATTGAGTTTGGTAATGATAGTAAAGTTGTTGCCGCGGCAACATCATCAAGTTCGATTCGTGGTATGTCAATCAACTTACTATACCTCGATGAGTTCGCATTCGTAGACGATGCAGAGACATTCTATACTGCAACATATCCCGTTGTTACATCTGGTAAAGATTCTAAAGTAATCATTACTTCTACTGCAAATGGTGTGGGTAATATGTTTCATAAGATATACGAAAGTGCTATTCACGAACAGTCAGAGTATAAAGCATTTACTATTAATTGGTATGATGTGCCAGGTAGAGATGAAGCATGGAAGAAAGAAACTATTGCAAATACTTCAGAAGCACAGTTCGAACAAGAGTATGGTAACAGTTTCTTAGGAACTGGTAATACACTTATTAATAGTAATACATTATTGGGCATGAGAGCAGAAGAGGCATTCTGGAATAAAGATAATGTAAATGTATACGAGAGACCTAAAGAAGGTCACACATACGTCTGTACAGTAGACGTATCAAAAGGAAGAGGATTAGATTACTCAACGTTTAGTATATTTGATGTAACGACACAACCATTTCAACAAGTGTGTACGTATAGAGACAATACAGTAAGTCCCATGCTATACCCAGATTTACTAAATAAGTATTGTAAACCATATAATGATGCATTAGTTATTATAGAAAACAATGCAGAAGGTGGCATGGTAGCAACTCAGTTGCATTATGATATAGAATATCCTAATGTCTTTGTTCAAGGCATGACTAAAGCAGATGATATTGGTGTTACGATGAGTAGAAGAATCAAACGTATTGGTTGTTCTACTATGAAGGAGTTGCTCGAAGAAAATAGATTAACGTTAAGAGATCGAGCAACAATAACGGAATTGATGACTTTTGTAAGCAAAGGTACATCATTCGAAGCAGATAAAGGTTACCATGATGATATGGTAATGAATTTGGTACTGTTTAGTTGGTTTATTACGACAGATCATTTCACCCATTTAACTGATAAGTTAGTAAAGAATCTGTTATATGCAGAGCAACAAAAACTTATAGAAGATGATTTATTACCACCAGGGGTGTTCGGAAATAGTTCAGAACAAGAATCCTTTGTAGATAATAGTGGTGATAGATGGTTTTTAAGTGGTGATGAGAATTAAAGGATTATAAATAAACTAGTATCAACTTTTACATTAACAGGAGAAAAGTATGGCATTTCAAGTATCACCAGGCGTTCAGATCAAAGAGATTGATCTATCGAATGTTGTTCCAGCAGTGTCCTCTACAGTAGGGGCGTTTGCAGGTGTATTCCAATGGGGTCCTGTTGACGAAGTAAAAACAGTTTCAAGCGGACAACAATTAGTTGATGAGTTCTACAAACCAGCAGACTCAGACTTAGGGACTGAAGACTTTTATTCAGCAGATTCTTTTTTAAGATATGGTTCTGCTCTTAAAGTAGTTAGAATAAGTAATTCTGCTATGAAAAGTGCAAACTCATCTGGTGCTTCATCGGCACTTCTTAAAAACGAAACGGATTACGAGTCTACCTACGAGAGTGGTGGACAAAACGGAACAGTGGGAAGATGGATATCAAAATATGCAGGAGTCTTAGGTAATTCACTTCAAGTTTCTGTATGTGCATCTAACAACGCATATTTCAACAGTGGTGCATCAGCAATCAATAACGCAGACGGTTATGATGTTGGCGCAACTACAGTCACGGTTGATGCAGGGGCAAATTTCGTCGTAGGCGATATCATTAAGTTTGCTCATGCTCAAAAATATAAAATAACAGACATCGCCTCTAACGCACTTACCATTCAAGCAATTGGTGAATCCGCTGGAACCGGGTTACTTACAGCAGTTGCAGATGACGAGTCAGTCGACAGATGGTGGGAACATTACGCATTATTCGATAAAGCACCAGGAACTTCAGCACATGCTGAAAAACTAGGAGCATCAAACGACGAACTACACGTAGTTGTAGTAGACGAAGATGGTGCTTTCTCAGGAAGCAAAGGTACAGTATTAGAAACACACGGTTTCTTATCACTCGGTTCAGATGCTAAAGACGAACAAGGCGAATCAAATTATTACAGAGACGTAATCGCAAGACAATCTGGTTACGTATACTGGACAGGTCACTCAACATTATTGATGGGTACAGGTAATGAAGCACAGCATAGAACACTGTCAACAGCAGTGAGTACTGCATTCGTACAAGAAGCAGAACCAATCAATGATTCATTATCCGGGGGTGCAGATGCAACAGCACCAACAACAGTAGAAAAAATTAGTGCATGGGATGCCTTCTTTGCAGATGCAGAGACACAAGACTTTTCATTCTTAGTCATAGGTTCTACTAGATCAAATAATGGTGACACAGTTTCAGATCATAACACATTAGTAAACAGTGCAGTTTCATTAGCAGAATTAAGAAAAGACTGCTTAGTAATCGCATCACCAAGAAAAACATCTATTGTAAATGTTTCATCCGAAGCAAGTCAGTTGGCGAATGTCGAAGCAGACTTCACTAACGTAACTTCAAGTTCATATCTAGTGATTGATTCAGGTTGGGTATATCAGTATGATAGATTCAACGACAAATATGTATGGGTCCCAGGTAACGGGCATACAGCAGGAATCATGGCAAGATCAGACTTACTACAAGATCCTTGGTATTCACCAGCAGGATTCAGTAGAGGTCAATATTTAGGAATCACTAAACTTGCTTTCAATCCAAAACAAGCATCGAGAGATGAACTATATAGAAAGAGAATTAATCCAATCGTTACTTTCCCAGGACAAGGAACTGTTCTATTCGGAGACAAGACTGGATTAGCATCACCTTCAGCATTTGATAGAATCAATGTTAGAAGATTGTTCATCGTACTAGAGAAAGCAATCTCAATTGCCGCTAAAGCACAACTCTTTGAATTCAATGACGCATTCACAAGGGCACAATTTAGATCAGCAGTTGAACCTTTCTTAAGAGATGTAAAAAATAGACGTGGTTTAATAGATTTCTCAGTAGTTTGTGACGAATCAAACAACACTGATTCAGTCATTGACAGAAACGAGTTCGTATGTTCGATCTTCGTGAAACCTGCTAAATCAATTAACTTTATTACTTTGAACTTTGTAGCATCAAGAAGTGGTGTAGAGTTTGAAGAAATCTACGGAGCAGTATAAGGGAGTAAAACATGGCAACAATAGATCAGTTTAAAGCACAGTTAATCGGTGGTGGCCCAAGAGCAAACCGATTTAGAGTTTTTATACCAAGATCTGGCAATAAGATTGAGTTCTTATGTCAGGCCGCACAAATCCCTGCCGCTACAGTAGGTGTTGTTGAGCAAAACTTTAGAGGACACATTCTGAAACTCGCAGGAGACAGAACCTTTGAACCTTGGTCAGTAACAATCATTAATGATGTAGAGTTTTCAGCAAGATCGGCACTCGAAGAATGGCAAACAGACATTCAAGAGTTAGATTCTGGTGAAGGTATGACATCATTAGATTACTTAGTAGACAGAGCATTTGTCGAACAACTTAACAAAGACGACTCAGTGTTAGCAAGATACGAATTCTTTAACATGTTTCCAACTAGTATTGGTGCAATTGACTTATCTTATGAGACAGTCGATGCATTGGAGACATTTGATGTTGAATTCCAATACTCACACTGGAACAGAGTCGTTTAATAAGGTGAATATCGCCCTTGATTGGGCGATATAAATATAATTATGGAAATATTTGGGTTTGAAATAACTCGTAGAAAAGACGAGTTAAGAGAAATAGACATCGAAAAGAAGTCTGCTTCTTCGTTTGTACCACCTCAGATCGATGATGGCACCCCTGTCATTCAGCAATCTCCCGGTGGTTTCATATCAGGAGGGGCATACGGTTCGTATGTCGACATGGAAGGAAATATCAAGAATGAAGTACAACTCATTCGAAGATATAGAGAAACTTCTTTGGTACCTGAGTGCGATGCGGCCATTGACGATATCGTTAATGAATGCGTAGTATCTGATACACAAGATAGAATTGTAGCACTCGACTTGCAAGATGTTGATCTTTCAGAAAGCATCAAAAAGAAGGTGCAAGGCGAGTTCAAGCACATCTTATCTTTAATGAAGTTCAATCAGAACTCTCATGAACTATTCAGAAAATGGTACGTCGATGGAAGAATCTACTTCCATAAAGTTGTCGACTCTAAAAACCCTAATAGAGGTATCGTAGATATCAGAAATGTTGACCCTCTTAAAATTAAGAAGGTCAGAAACGTCGAGAAGGAAAAAGATCCTAAGACGAAGATCGATAAGATCAAAAAAGTTGAAGAGTTTTATGTCTTCAACGATAAAGGATTCGACAGAAGTGGCACTAATGAAGGTGCTACTATTAGAATCGCACCAGAGGCAGTATGTTATACTACTTCTGGTATGTTAGATTACACTAAGAATATTGTAATCGGGTATTTGCATAAAGCACTGAAGACTTCTAATCAGTTAGCAATGATGGAAGATGCACTTGTTATTTACAGAATATCAAGGGCACCTGAAAGAAGAATCTTCTACATTGATGTTGGTAACTTACCAAAAGCAAAGGCAGAACAATACCTTGCTGAAACAATGAACAAGTATAGAAATAAACTTGTTTACAATTCAGACACAGGTGAGATCAAAGATGATCGAAGACATATGTCCATGCTTGAAGATTTTTGGTTACCTAGGAGAGAAGGTGGTAGAGGGACAGAAATATCTACTTTACCAGGTGGTCAGAACTTAGCAGATATTGATGATATAGAATACTTTAAAAAGAAACTATATCGATCACTGAATGTACCCATTAGTAGAATGGAGTCAGACAACGGTTTTAATATGGGCCGTGCTTCAGAGATCAGTAGAGATGAACTTAAGTTCAACAAATTTACAAAGAGATTGCAAAATAAATTTGCTAGACTCTTTACAGACATACTGAGAACTCAGTTGATACTAAAGAATGTTGTATCAGGTGATGAGTTCGATGAATTCAAAGATTTCATCAGGTATGATTTCTCTACAGATAATCACTTCTCAGAGTTAAAAGAGCAAGAGATTTTTAGAGAAAGATTAGATATATTATCACAAGCAGAGAACTATCTCGGTAAGTTCTTCTCAGAAAAATACATTGCTAAAAATGTATTGAGAATGACAGACGATGACATTGAAAAGATGGCAAAAGAGATAGAAGATGAAGGTGGTAATGAAGAAGATGGAGACATGGACTTTTAAGGAATAAATTATGAACGACATAAGTAGAAAGATAGTAGACCAAATCGAAGCAGGTAAAATGCAAGATGCTAAAGACTCTATCAATGACGGTATCAAGGCGAAAGCAGGAGAAGTCGTTGACATGAAGAGAGTTGAAATGCAAATGGATTGGATGGAAACTTCACATGAAGAAGACGTTTCAACAGATAACGATTGAGTTAAACGAGGCGAAGTTTAAACTTCCTTCAGATCAGAAAGAGGTCAAACGTGAGACTGAGAAAGTCGCAGGTAAAACGATTGATGTAGTATACGCACAATCGTCTAAGAGAAAGATTTACGTGTACATAGATGGTAACGTAGTGGGCGAACCATTTAGAAATTTAAAAGACGCCCAGAAAGAGATGAAAAATATTAAATTAGTAATGAAGCAAATGGGTGAAGAAAACATCTCTAAAGAGGAAATTTTAGGAGTTATAAATGAAACTAATATCTGAATTCAACGACTATAGTATCTCACCCGTTATTATAGAAGAGAACGAAAAAGGGGAAAAAGATTACTTCATCGAAGGTATCTTTATGCAATCTGAAATTAAAAACAGAAATGGCAGAGTATACCCTAAAGATGTAATGAGAAAAGAAGTAGATCGTTACAGAAAAGAGTTTGTTGAGAAGCAAAGAGCATTCGGAGAGTTAGGACATCCTGAAGGACCTACAATTAATTTAGACAAAGTATCTCACTTAATTACAAAACTAGACGAAGATGGAAATAATTATGTGGGTAGAGCAAAGATTTTAAGTACACCAAATGGTCAGATTGTCAGAAATTTGATTGATGACGGTGCAAAGTTGGGAGTATCATCTAGAGGACTAGGTTCACTAGAACAAAAAGGTGGTGCCCAATATGTTAAAGGTGACTTTCAGTTGGCAACTGCCGCTGATATTGTCGCAGATCCTTCTGCACCTGAGGCGTTTGTCGAAGGCATAATGGAGGGAGTAGAGTGGATCTACGAAAATGGTATTCTTAAGTGTACTGAAGTAGAGCAGATGAGAGATAAACTTTTATCTACAAAACTAAATAAACTTGAGGAAACTAAATTAAATCTATGGAAAAAGTTCGTTGAGAACTTGTAACATATAAATAAAAGAGTTATTACTCAAACAGGAGAAAAAAATGGCAGATTTAGAGAAAAACCTAAATGACGCAATAGAGGAAGTAATGTCTGAAGGACAGCAACCTGACTCTAAGGCGGAAAAAGGTGATCAAAAACCTGTTAAACAAGGTTCATCAGACGCCGAGAAAATCGAAGGCGGGAAAGGTGAAGTCGTCAAACCTGAAGAAAATCCTGTTGACAAAGCAGTTGATTCAGTTAAAAAAGCAGAGAAGCAGAAAGAAGTTTCTGGTGATCCTCAACAGAAAGGGGAAGCACCTGCTGAGAGTCAACCTAAGTTGAAAAAAGTTTCAGAAGAAGAAGATTCAGAAGATGAAAAACCTTCTAAAATGAAAATGATCAAGGCAATGGTCAACAAAATGAAGGATCTAGATAAAGAAAAACTTCAGGCAATGTACTCTGAGATGTCAGAGGAAAGTGTTGACGAAACCTTGTCAAAGGCAGAGATCGCAAGAGCAATCGTAGAACTCATGAAGAAAAAAGGTGAGGACGAGGTAGAAGAAGGTTTCAATAAACTTCTTGAATCAGAAAAAGACGAAGACGAAGACGAAGATGAAGATGAGAAAAAAGACGATAAAGAAGTCAAAGAATCATCTGAAGTTGAATCTTCACTAGTTGAGATTGAAGTAGAAGACGACCTAGAGAAAATCTCAGAAGCACTTGAACTCTCGGAAGAGAATCAAGAGAAGGCAAAAGTTATCTTCAAGGCCGCAGTATCATCTAAAGTCTCAGAGATCAAAGAGCAACTTGAATCAGAGTATTCAGAGAATTTAAAAACCTCAACAGAGAAAGTTAAAGACGACCTAGCGGAAGCAGTCGACAAGTACCTTTCTTACTGTGCAGAAGAGTGGACGAAAGAAAACGAACTTGCAATAGAAAGAGGTTTGAGATCAGAAATGACTGAAAACTTCATCGAAGGATTAAAAACATTGTTCACAGAACATTATGTTGAAGTTCCAGAAGATAAGTACGACGTTATTGATGAACTCGCAAATCGTCTTGACGAAATGGAAGACAAACTTGACGTAGAAGTATCTAAGAATATGGAAATCGTTGAGGAAAGAGATTCCTTGTTAAGACAAAATGTTGTGAAAGAGGCATGTGCAGACTTGTCTGAGTCACAAATTGAAAAATTGGTTTCACTATCAAATGGTGTAGACTTCAATAGTACTGAAGATTTCGCAGAGAAAGTTTCAGAACTTAAAGAAGCATACTTTCCTGCTGATAAAGGTGAGACCGTTGCAGAAGAAACAGTAGTTGAAGAAGGAACAGGATCTTTCGAAGATGATTCATCATCTGAAAAAGTTGTTGATCCTACTATGAATGCTTATTCTTCAGCATTAAGTAAACTAAAACCATTAGGTTAATTTTAAAGGAGAAAATGTAAAATGTTCTTATCAGAAAATTTACAAGAAAAGTGGTCCCCTATACTTGAGCATTCTGATCTTCCAAAGATCGAAGACAACTATAAGAGAGCGGTCACTGCTGTTATCCTCGAGAACCAAGAGAAAGCACTAGCAGAAGATAGAGCAACTCTTTCCGAGGCAGCACCTTTAAATGCTACAGGTGGTACAGCAATCAACAATTGGGATCCTATTTTGATCTCATTAGTTAGACGTGCTATGCCAAATCTCGTTGCTTACGACATTTGCGGTGTTCAACCAATGACAGGTCCAACAGGACTTATCTTTGCTATGAAGGCAAGGTATCAAGATTATCCTTCAGCAGGACGTGAAGGACAATCAGAAGCATTAGGTATCAAAGAACCTAGAACTGGTTATTCTGCTTCAGCAGGACCAAACAGTACAGCAGGTGTTGATGCAGACCCAGAAGGAAATCCTTTTGCAGGGTCAAGTGCTTATCAAAACCAAACTTCAGGCGCAATGGATACACAAAATGCAGAAGCATTAGGTGATGGAGCATCGAACCACTTTCAAGAGATGTCATTTACTATTGAGAAATCAACTGTAACTGCTAACTCTAGAGCATTAAAGGCCGAGTATTCACTCGAACTTGCACAAGACTTAAAAGCAATCCACGGTCTTGATGCAGAATCAGAACTAGCAAATATTCTTTCATCAGAAATTCTTGCTGAAATCAACCGTGAAGTTGTTAGAGAAGTTAACAACCAAGCAAAAACTGGTGCGGAAGCAACTGCTTCAGCAGGTACTTTCAACCTAGACGTTGATGCTAACGGTAGATGGTCAGTTGAGAAATTCAAAGGATTATTGTTCCAAATCGAAAGAGAATCTAACAAGATCGCAAAAGAAACAAGAAGAGGTAAAGGTAACTTTATTCTATGTTCTTCAGACGTTGCATCTGCTCTTTCAATGGCAGGAGTATTAGATTACGCACCTGCTCTTAACACTAACATTAACGTTGATGATACTGGCAATACTTTTGCTGGTGTTCTTAACGGTAGAGTTAAAGTATACATCGATCCATATGCTGGATCAGATTACTTGACTGTTGGTTATAGAGGATCAAATCCGTATGATGCTGGTATGTTCTACTGTCCATATGTACCTTTACAAATGGTCAGAGCAGTTGGAGAGAATACTTTCCAACCAAAAATCGGATTCAAGACAAGATACGGAATGGTATCTAACCCATTTGTAGGTGATGCACCTGTAAGTGGTCTTGCACCAGATGGAAACAACCAGTACTACAGAAAGATGTTAGTATCTAACATTCTGTAAAAAAGTTTCGAACTTTTAAAAAGGTCTCTTCGGAGACCTTTTTTTTGCACTAAATATAATTGTCATTAACACACATACACACAGGAGGAAAAATGGCAAATCAAGCAAAATCAGGTTACGAAATTCGTGCCGACTTACTATCCCTTGCAGAGGGCGTCTTAATCAACAACATCGAGAATGAGAGGACTACCATATATACATGGAATGATAACCATCCCGAGTCGAAGAAAGATATGCCCCTAAGAACTTACTCAGCACAAGATGTCATTGATACTGCAAAGCAGTTTAATGATTTCGTAAACGAGAAGTAACGCATAAATAGTATTGTGGGGTGATATTATTCACCCCCTTTTGAGGAAATATAATGTATACAAGTACACTTAAACCAGACCCTAGTAGATTTGTTGAGTCTAGTACACCACAAGATCAGCAAGTACATAAAGGTTGGTATTGGGATTACAAAACAAAAAAGTTTTACAGATGGGATAATATACCCAAGGATAAATAATGCCAGAGACATCAATCAACAAGTCAATACTTAATAAGAATAATTTTAGATTACTTATTGACAAAACACCAACAGTAGAGTACTTCGTCAGATCAGTTAATATTCCAGGATTAACATTTGGTGAAACAGTACAGGCGGCAGGTGTAGGACTTGATGCTTTCTTTCCTGGAGATAAAGTTTCTTTTGATACACTTGATGTATCTTTTCTTGTCGATGAAGACTTAGAAAACTTTAAAGAAATATATGATTGGATGGACGCAATCGTTCCTATAGCAGATCCCTCTGCCTATGGGGCATATGTCAATTCAGTTAAAACAGATGCAGGTACATTCTCAGCAGTAGAGAATGATCTCTTACAGTATTCAGATATTACATTAGTATTGAATACTAATAAGAACATACCAAACAAATTTTTTAGATTCCACGATTGCTTTCCAATCAGTTTAGGTGGTATCGAACTTGAGAGTGGTGCAGATACTGAGGCAGTTATCGCAAATGTATCATTCAGATTTACATATTACGAGATAGAAAGCACTAGTTAAATCTCAATAAATATGTTATACTATTAGTATTTAATAGTATATTAGGTAAATTATGAAACTAGATGAAATCAAAGTGATGTGGTCAAACGACTGTGAGATCGATGATATCGAACTCGACAAGTCATCATTAGAAGTTCCAAAATTACATGCTAAATATTCAGAGTTACTAACTGATAATATTTTATTGTTAAGAAGTCAGCAGATGAAATTCAACATGCTTAGAAAAGATAAGTGGATGTGGTTCAACGGCAAACTTGACGATGATAGAATTAGAGAACTTGGTTGGGCACCTGATCCATTTGATGGATTAAAAGTAATGAAAAGTGACTTTGGTATATGGTTCGATTCTGATCCAGATCTACAAAGTCTCAAAGCAAAAATAGATTACTTACAGGAAACAATTGAATTTATTAAGAGATGTATGGATAATATCACTTGGAGACATCAAACAATAAAGAACACTATCGAGTGGCGTAAATTTATGGCGGGTCAATAATGCTTTATCACAATAACGTATGGATATATAAAGACTTTTTAACAAATGCAGAATGTGAAGTTGTTCATGCTACTGCTGAGAAACACGAACTTATGTCAGGTCGTATTGGATATAAGAACAATGACCCTGATGCACCACCTAAAACTGATGGTCAACAGAACAGTGAGATCAGACAATCAGACGTTAGATGGATACCCCATAATTCATTCGTAGAAGAGATAAGTCAAAAGATTGAAGACGGCATCAACAGTGCTAATAGAGAAGCAGGTTGGAATTTACATTGGGATCAACCAGAGTCTCATCAATATACTATCTATCATCATAGACCAGAAGCAGAAGTAAAGGGAGATCATTACACTTGGCATATTGATTCAAGTCCAGATTGGCAAGGTCAAGGTGAAAGAATTAGAAAGTTAAGTTCAACACTTCAATTGTCAGATCCAAATGATTATGAGGGTGGACACTTTCAATACATCAATCCAAATGGTATATTCGATAAGTTAAAAAGAAACGAAGAGTGGGTAGATATGCAACAGCATATTACAACAGTCCCATTCTCTGCCAAATCTAAAGGAACACTTATAGTTTTTCCTTCTCATACATATCATCAAGTAACACCAGTAACGAGAGGAACAAGAATATCACTAGTCAGTTGGTTTCATGGTCCTAAGCATGTCTAAGAAGAAAGCATTAATTAAACTATGTGTCATGACAGATGAAGACATCGGTCCAATGGACATGGACGAACAAATGAAAATCGTAGAGAAAGCAATAGAGGAAAAAAGATTCTATCTTGAATCTATCAATCCACCCAAAGATGTCTAATTTAGTTACAGTACAGAAGATCGACGAGGTCTTCATGAAAGTTAATTGTGATGATGGTCTTGCAAGAGACTTGTACGATTTCTTTTCATATACAGTTCCTAATGCTAAGTTCATGCCCTCATATAAAAATAAATTTTGGGATGGAAAAGTCAGACTCTTTTCATTAAAAACAAATAAAATTTATATTGGTCTACTGCCATATGTAGATGAGTTTTGTAGAGAAAGAGGATATGATTTTGATGGTATACAAGATGTTATAGGCAAGAAAGAACGAGACGAGTCGAATAAGATAGACGACTTTATTGATATGCTTAGTCTACCATTCGCACCAAGAGACTACCAGTTAGAAGCATTTAAAACAGCAGTGCAGTATGGTCGACAATTGCTTTTGTCTCCTACAGCATCTGGTAAGTCCCTAATCATATATCTACTAGCACGATACTATGCTGGTAAAAAAATTATTATTGTACCAACAACTTCTTTAGTTGAGCAAATGGCAAAAGACTTTGAAGAGTATGGATATACAGATAGAGTTTGTAAAATTTACAGTGGTCAAGAAGTATTTGATGCAGACATTACTGTTACTACATGGCAATCATTTGCAAAAGCACCTAAAGATGTAATGCAATCGTTTGATGTAGTTATAGGAGATGAAGCACATTTATTTAAAGCACAAACTCTCAAAGGCATCCTAGAGAAGATGAAGACTACAGCAGTGAGAATAGGAACTACAGGTACACTTGATGGTTCTGAAGTACATAGACTACAACTTGAAGGTTTGTTTGGTCCAGTAAAGAAAGTCATAACGTCATACGAGTTGATGGAAGAAGGTACGATAGCAAATTTAACTATTGATTGTGTCATACTTCGTCATACTAAACAAAAGAAAATGACTTATCAAGAAGAGATGGATTATCTTGTAAGCAATGAACAGAGAAATAAATTTATCACTAATCTAGTTAGTTCATTGAAAGGTAATACACTTGTACTCTTTCAGTACGTAGAAAAACATGGTGAAGTACTGTGGGAAATGTTTAACCCAATGGTCAGTAGAATGAACGGGACATTGCATTATGTTTATGGTGGTACAGATACAGAAGATAGAGAGTCAGTCAGAACTATCGTTGATTCTCCGAAGAAGAAAAATAATGTCATACTAGCATCATACGGAACATTCTCAACTGGAGTAAATATCAAGAAGATCGACAATGTTGTATTCGCATCTCCTTCAAAGTCACGTATACGTAATCTACAGTCTATTGGTAGAGGGTTACGTAAGACAGATGGTAAGACATCGATGAGACTCTTTGATATCTCAGACAATTTACAAAACAATAATTATACACTCGAACACTTGAAAGAACGCATAAATATTTACAATGAAGAGCAATTCTCATATGAAATTAAGGAGTTCGATCTAGATGGTTAAACCAGCAAACTTAGTTCCACAAAAGTACGAAGTACTTAAGACAAGAACAGGTGCAGAGATAGTTGGCATGACTAGAGAAACTCCAACAGGCGTTGAAATTACTTTGCCAATGATTTGTCATTTGCAAGTTGTACCAGGAACAAACAGAACTCAATGCTTATTTTATCCTTACTCGCCACTCTCAGAAGAAGAAAAGATTATAATACCAAACGAACACATTGCACACAAGTCTAAAATGAATGAGCAATTCATTCCGTTCTATGATAATGCAAGTTCGACTTGGATGAAAATGATAGAGAACAAAACTATACCTCTTACAGAGTTTAAGAATAGATATAGTGACAATGATCTAAAAAAGTTAGTAGAAGAGTTGGCAGAAAAATATGGACTCGAAGATACTTACATTGACGGCGATGAGTATAATCAGTTAGTCGAAGAGTGGGAAGAATTCGAGTTTGCTGAAGTTCCTAAAGACCCTAAAAAAATTCACTAACCTTACCTCTAGAACTTTAGAGAATACTAAATAAACCGTGTATAACGCGGTGTTATATGATATTATCAATGGAGATTATAATTTAATCATGACTGAACTAGTCAATAAACTTAACGAAACTGTAGAAACCTTAAAACATATTACAACAGATGACATTACCCAATTCTTAGAAATAGCAGTTCTAATTGGTACGTTTGTCTTTTGTGTATATGCAGTGTCACCAATTATATGATGCTAAGAAAAGTAATTCAAATTTTCTTTAAATACTGGATCCAACCATGGCATCCGAGAAGTTAACACAAAAGGCCCTACAGGTGGCCAATCTATCCCCTCCTGTTGAGCATTCTTTTATAAACAATTTAGAGAACGTACACCCAATGAGGCAAGTGGCGATCATGTCGGTTGTCCAAGTTGCGGTCTTTGGATTTATGTTGTTAGCATTTTGGATCATCAATCTTTTTGTTGGTCATTAGATGCGATATATACTATACACTACATTAATTGTTACATTCTTTTACGTTACAACGGGTGACCAAGAAAGAATGGGAAGAGCAATACTAAGAGATAATGTAGTGATGTCGAGAGCATAATATATCCCTTATTAGATATATCTGCCCCCGGCGACATATTAATCATAACATGTGAATTTTATCCTCACAAGAGGGTTTTCAAAAAAACTTTAAAAAACTTTCTAAAATAAATACTTAAAACCCACTAGCAAAAACTACTGTTTTAGAGTATTATAGATACATGACTAAAAGAAAAGACCCTAAAAAGGCAGAACACTATGTTAATAACAAAGAGTTCACTCAAGCAGTTGCCGAGTATAACGAAGCAGTAAAACTCGCCAAGGAGAAGGATAAAACACCTCCTCAAATGTCAAACTACATAGGGGAGTGTATCTATAAGATTGCAACTCGTCTATCTACTAGACCAAACTTTATTAATTATACTTACAGAGACGAAATGATCTGTGATGCAATTGAAAATTGTATACAGTATATTAATAACTTCAACAGAGAAAAGTCCAACAACGCATTCGCATATGTAACACAGATTTGTTATTATGCATTTCTTAGAAGAATCCAAAAGGAGAAAAAGCAAGTCTTTATCAAACAACAGATAACAAATGAGACGGGTATTTCTGAGGCGGCATTTGATACAATTGATGGTGATACGTCTGGACTAATAAACACAAATGTTGAATGGATGCAAGAGAACATGAAAGTTGTCGAGTATTCACCAAGAAAGTCAAAGAGAGCAAAGAAAACTACAAAGAAAAATTTAGACAACTTTACTGAATGAAAATAGCATTATTAAACGATACACATGCGGGTGTCAGAGGCGACATGATGGCAATGTCCGAATATCAAGGACGTTTCTATACTGAAGTATTCTTCCCGTATCTTGACGAACATGATATCAAACATATCATTCATTTAGGAGATTACTTTGATAGACGTAAGTATGTAAACTTTGCTAGTCTACATAATAATCGTAAGCATTTCATTGATCCTATGTTAGAGAGAGGGATATCAATGGACCTTATATTAGGTAACCATGATGTCTATTATAAATCTACAAATGATGTGAATGCACCTGAACTATTGCTTTTTGCAGATGATAACATTAACGTTATCTCAGACCCCATTGTTAAAGAATACGATGGGTTCAATATAGCATTAGTGCCATGGATTAATAATGAGAACTATGCAGACTCAGTAGACTTTTTGCTATCAGCAAATGCATCTTGGTGTATGGGTCATTTCGAAATTGAAGGTGCAATCATGCACCCAGGAATGACATGCCCACATGGATTAGATCACACTTACGTAAAACGTTTTGAAAAAGTACTTAGTGGTCACTTTCATCATAAATCAGAAGTAGGTAATGTTAGATACCTAGGTTCTCAAATGCAATTTACATGGTCAGATTATGGTGATCAAAAATACTTCCATGTATTTGATACAGAGGATCAAAGTCTAACGCCTGTTCATAACCCACTTACTATGTTCGAAAAAGTATTCTATGATGATACAAAAGAATCATTCGAAACAATTAGTAATAGAGATTACAGTCAATATAATAATAAGTTTGTCAAAGTTGTTGTAGTAAACAAAGACAATCCATATTGGTTTGATACAATGATTGATAAGTTACATGGTGCAGAACCACTGCACATGACGATTGTTGATGATCACAAACACATGGACTTATTATCAGATGAAGAATTAGAGGGTGTAGAAGATACACTTACGATTCTACAGAAGTATGTTGACGGTCTAGAAATTCAAGGAGAAAAAAATCACTTAACAGAATTGGTTACTTCATTGTATAATGAAGCATTAGATGAACACAATTATATATGATAAAATTTAAACAGGTACGATGGAAGAACTTGCTTTCATCTGGTAATAAATTTACCACAATTGAATTAGATAGATCGAGTACAACTCTTATACTTGGTGAAAACGGTGCAGGAAAGTCAACGTTATTAGATGCATTATGTTTTGGACTATATGGTAAGGGGTTTAGAAATCTAAAAAAAGAACTACTTGTTAACTCAGTCAATGGAAAAGAACTACTTGTAGAAGTCGACTTCGAAGTAGGAAAGAAAAAATATAAAGTCATAAGGGGTACACGCCCCAATCGTTTCGAATTATATCTCGGAAAAACTATGCTCAATCAAGATGCAAGTGTACGAGATTATCAAGACCACTTAGAAAAGAATATACTCAAAATGAGTCATAGGTCTTTTACTCAAGTGGCAATACTAGGATCAGCAAACTTTACACCGTTCATGCAACTGAAAGCAAAAGATAGGCGTAAACTAGTTGAAGACCTACTAGATATATCTATATTCTCTACTATGAGAGACATACTTAGAAAGAAAGTACAGTCACATAAAATAGAGATTAAAGATACAGATCATGAAGTTGAAATTCTTGAAGAAAGAATTAGTGGTCTTACTGAACAGTTGAATGCTCTTCAGAAGAATCGTGATGAACAAATTGGTAAGTATGAATCTACAGTGAAGGAAACAGAAAACAACATTGCAAACCTCATGGAGAAAGTAGATGAAAAGACGCAAAATGTGGTGGAGAAAGAATCCACTATCACGAATAAAAGTACTACAGAAAGTAAACTCAAACAGATTGTTGAATTGGAGAAACAACTCGAAGCAACTCGAAAGAAAGCAAATACAGATATTGAATTCTACGAGAACAACGACAACTGCCCCACATGTAAACAGGGTCTAGACCATGAACACAAGAAGAAGCACATTGAGGAGAAGCAGAATAAAATCTCAGAGATCAAGACGGCGATGTCAACTCTTGACAAACAAGTCTCAGAACTCAGAGACGAAATCGACAGAATCAATGAAGTCCAGCACCAGATAAATGAAGTACAAAGAGAGATAGGACTTTTACAGACTGAAGTTACATCTAATCAAAAGTATATTCATAAACTTAATGGTCAAATAAAAGAGTTAAGTAAGAATATTTCTGGTGATGATAGTGTACAGAATAGACTTACATCAAACGAGGACGACTTAGATAAACTACATGCTAAACAGAAGACACTAAAAGAACGAGGTCATTACTTTGAACTTGCTCAGTTACTTCTTAAAGATGAGGGTATCAAGTCAAAAATAATTAAACAATATGTACCAGTGATGAACAAGATGATTACAAAGTATCTTGCATCATTAGAATTCTATGTAGGGTTTGAACTTGATGAGAACTTTGAAGAGACTATTAAGTCTAGATTCAGAGACGTATTCAAATACGATAACTTCTCTCAAGGTGAGAAGATGAGAATCGATTTAGCATTACTCTTTACATGGAGATCAGTTGCAAGAATGAAGAATTCTGTTAACACTAATCTGTTAATACTAGATGAGGTGTTTGACTCTTCACTTGATGCACAGGGTACAGACGACTTTTTAAGATTGTTAAATACATTATCTGAAAAGACGAATGCATTTATCATATCTCACAAGGGCGATCAACTCTATGATAAGTTTGAAGAGGTGATTAAATTTGAGAAGTATAAAAACTTCTCTCGAATTTCAGTATCATAAATAAAAGCATATGTACGAATTAATAGAAGAAGCAAGTAAAGTTTTAAGAACTCCACCACCCGAGTTTGATTTTGAGAATCCTAAGGAAGATCCTAAGGAAATCGAAAAGAATATGATTGAAGCAATGGACAAGTTTGGTGGTATAGGTCTATCTGCTAATCAAGTTGGATTACCTTACAAAATGTTTGTAATGAAATCTGCTGATAAGGGTACAGTTGCTTTTTTTAATCCAAAGATAACAAGGTTGTCACAAGAAACGGATATGATGAAAGAAGGGTGTTTGTCATTTCCCGACATATACCTAATGATTAAACGGGCAAAAGTGGTAGAACTTGAATACCAAGATGCAGATGGAGAACAACATACACTTGTATTAGAAGGACTAGCAAGTCGATGTGTACAACATGAAGTCGATCATCTAAATGGTATTGTGTTTCTACAAAGAGCATCAAGACTTAAAATTGAACGTGCATTAAAGTCACGAGATAAAGAAAAACGTAAACGGTTAGAATATGAAAGAAGAGTTGCAATCGCAAAATACTTCCAAGAACGTGCAGAAGCAGATAAAGATTCCAGCGGATCCAGTGATGATACCGAATCTACTGGAGAAGAATCAAGCACAGGAACTGATCAAGTTTCATAGAGAACACGATCATCTGTACAGAATAGGAAACGAAAGGGAATACTTAGGTATTCGTTTCATGCATATCCATACACAATGGATTCGTGATCTATTGATAAGAATTTCATATGATTTGGTTGGCAATATTAGAAAGATATCTAATCAAGTAGTGTGGCCAGAAATGATTGCTTTAAATGAATGGCCAATTGGGGGTGAACAACACCCTCATGTCGACACATATTCTAATCAAGAAATGAATCATCAAACAACTATCGATAGACCAGCAAGAGAATGGACATGTATTCTATATCTCAATGATGATTTCAGAGGTGGTCGAACTTATATACCTGAAGGTCAAGAAATGAACTTTGATGGTGTTGTAAGAGACTATCAATATCAAGTCTTTGAACCAGAAGCATGTGCTGGACTTCTCTTTCAAGGAATCTATCTACCCCATGGCGTAGAAAAAATCAGAAGAAATTCACGATACACTGTATCATTTTGGTTCTCATCATCACCAGAAAAGCAGATGATGATGCAACCTGTCCACGATCTAAATCTAGATGAAGATTCATGGCGACTTGCTATGAAAGAAGACGGCCGAATCTAAAAAAACTTTCCTAAGACCTTGACAATGGGTCTCACTTTTTTATATACTAGTAGAGTAATAAAGAAAGGAGATACATTATGTCAAACAATACAAATACAATGATACTTGAGAAGATTCAGGACGATGTTCTTGAACTGTTCGATGGTGATGTCTGGAATGTAATCTGGGCAATAGAGAAAGAGTTCGGAATCGGTGCTTTACCGGGTGAATTCACTACAGATGATTGCTTCATCGATTGTCTAATCAATCTTAGATTCGAACAACTAGGAGATATGGCGTGAGTCTGTTATCAATAGTTAACGAGTTCGATCTTTTTAGATACAAACAAAACGGAAAATCATACGAAGGTTTCGTAAAGAAAGTGGGCAATGATTTCATAGAAGGAAGATTCTTTGAGACAGACCAATACAGTCTGAGAAAAGGAGACTTCTTTGATACAACAATTCTTCTAGAATCTTTTGAAGGTCTAGAAATGGAATGGTGGTTTGATGGACAAGGTTGCGACAACTCTGCAATTGGTGTAAGTGGTTGTTGGGAAACTTTTTTAAATTAAACCTTGACAGTAACCCCTACTTTTTTATATACTAATCCTATGACTGAGAAACTTAAAAATCAAAAATCAACTCTTGCGAAACTGATGGCGTCAGAAGACATCACAGTTCTTCACAAGAAAATACCAACTGCATACTTTGATGTAAAGAACAGGATACTTGCTTGTCCTACTTTCAAAGATGATATTTCACCAGAACTTTATGACTTGTTTATGGGTCACGAAGTTGGTCATGCATTGAATACACCTTTCGAAGGGTTACATTCTACTCTTAAAGAGAATAGAACTCTCAAGGGTTATCTCAATGTTGTAGAAGATGTCAGAATTGAAAGAAAGATTAAAGACAAGTTTGCTGGACTTAGAAAGTCTTTTTATGCCGCATACAATGAATTGATGCAGAGAGACTTCTTTGGAATCAAAGATAGAAATCTTCAAGAACTTTCATTGATTGACAAGATCAATTTGATCACCAAGTGTGGTTCAAGAGTTTCAATTACACTGACCGATGAAGAGCAGGTGTTCTTAGATGCTTCACTTAAGTGTGAGACATGGGAAGATGTTGTTCAAGTTGCTACAGCAATCTATGAGTGGTCAAAAGAAAACGAAACAAGAGACGAATCAGACCAAGCAATCACTTATCAGTATTCAGATATCGAAGATATCGACGAAGATGAGGACGATTTCGAAGAAGATTATGAAGATGATTTTGGTTCTGATGGCGAAGAGTCAGACGTAGAGCAAGAGAACTCAGAGCAAGAAGACTCTCTCCCAGACGTTCCTACGGGTACTGGAGACGTTCCAGCGGGTGCTTCTGAAGAGACTGAAGACGATGTATCAGAGTCAGAAGAGCAGATTAAACAGACTGGTGGCAAGTTCGGTGGTACTTCTTACGGAATGCATGACGATGAAAATGGTGCTAGAGAATCATTGACTGAACATTTTGCTCACAATAATGAAGACCAGTTCATAGATGAGAATGCTTGTATCAAAACTAGCATCGATCTTAAAAAGAACTGGAAGAACATAGATGATATGTACTACTCTTACACTGAGGTGTTCAACGACTTCGATCAAATGATGGTGATCACTGATGCCGACAAAGCAGATAATTGGAAGTTAAAAAGAAAACAAGAGTCAATGCAATTTATACCTCTTGCTGGACCTGGTACTAGAAAATATCTACAAGACAAAAACAAAAGTATTGTTGCCCACATGGCAAAAGAGTTTGAAATGAGACAGACTGCCATGAGATCAGCAAAAGCATTCACTGGTAAAAGTGGTCAACTTGATATGAATAGACTTGCAAAGTATCAGATCATTGAAGATGTATTCAAGAGAGTTACTTATTTACCAGACGGAAAGAATCACGGTGTTAACGTGTTACTTGACTGGTCAGGTTCTATCTCTCATGAGATTAAAGACTTGATCGAGCAAACTTTCATCTTATCAGAATTCTGTAACAAAGTTCAGATTCCTTTCAGAATCTTCTTGTTCTCAGATTCAATTATGAGAGGTGAAGATTACTGGTCAAGTGGTGAGGGCAAACTTGTAGAACTTCTTTCAAACGAAATGAGTGGTAAAAAGTACACTAAGGGTTTGAATATTCTTTCTCAAATGTACATGCACTTCTGGAAATCTGAAATACTTCAAGGTTGGGAACCTGCTGATTCAGAAGATGTTGAATTATTAAATTCAATATTCAACCTTGACCCAGAAGATGCCTCATATTATGATAAGAGAAATGATCTTAATTATTGTGACTTGGTCCCAAACAACTTCAGACTTGGCGGGACACCTCTTAATCACTGTTTACTAGCAATGAGAAAGTGGATCCCAGAGTTCAACAGAATGTACGGAATTGAAAAGTCAATCATGACAATTATCACTGATGGTTTCAGTCATGAATCAGACTTGCTCAGACAGTCCGACGAAGAGTTTGCAGATGCTAAGTCTCAGATGGGTAGTGACTGGATCGGCAGATCAAACATGAAAAGATACTTGATTGATCCTTACACTAACAAGACGTATCTTTACCATGAACCAAGTGACTACAACTATGGTGACTGGAACAGAACTGCTAATCTACTTGAGTGGATATCAGAAACTTGTAACGTTACAATCACTGGTTACTTTGTCTTCAGTAAGAAGAAAGATTTTTCAACTACTACCCACTACATGCCTGGCATTTCTTGGGAAGAGAAAGATGAAATCTGGAAAGCAATGAGAAAGACTGGTTACGTTTTCAAAACTAAAGGTTACAACAAGTTATTCTTTACTTACAAAAATAACTTAACTGCATCAAGTGATACTGAATTGTCAGACGACTTGGTCGATGCTAAGAAGTCTAGGTTGACTTCAGCATTTAAAAAGAATCAGAAGTCTAAAGTAACATCTAGATTTCTAACAACTGAGTTCATAAAGGAGATAGCATAATGAGAAACTTAGCAATTGATATAACTGAATACGAAAACTTCCCAGATGGTGGCAATGTCGCAAGGAACAAATTTGCTGAAGCAATGGCAAACATTGGTCCTGGTCCATGTGTGAAGTTCAACTGTGAGAGGCAACAAGAATGTGCATCTGAAAAAGTTGAATGTAAGGCATTTAGATACTGGGTAAACAATGACAGTTACTGGACAAAAAGAAAAGGTGTTAAGACATCAATCAGTGTTGACCTAGGCAGATTAATCAAGGAGATGGAATAATGACCAAGATAGCACTATCACAAATTGGTGAAAAGGGAGAAGCAAAAGCAAGGTGTGTAATGAGGGATATAATTGTCCCATTCAAAATCGTACCTGGTTTAACTGAAGAATCGATCAAGATGTGCAAAGCATTCAATGTTGAATACTTAATCGAACTAGCACTAGCAAAGGTCGGAGGGTACAATTTTGTAGATGAATCTGGATTTGATTTTGATGATTACTCAGATAGTAAGACTGCAAGTGTGGAACCTAGAGGTGGGGTGTCCATCGGGTCACTCGAAACAAAGATTGGTTCTATAAGAGCAGTGATCTATAATCCATTTGAAGATAGGTTAGACTACTTCTTTTTTCCAGTTGATGGGTGGAAAGATTTAGAAGAAGCATCATACGGAAAAGCAAAGCACAAAACAAGAATCAGATCATCTTATAATAAGACAACTCAGATGTATTCTAAGTTTGAACCTTATAGATGTAAAGACTTTAAAGAACTGGCAAAAAAAGTTGCCTGTGAAGTAGATGCAGAAATTATTTTGGGTTAAGGGGTTGACAATGACCCTCACTTTTTGATACCATTATAACTGATGAGAAATTTAACGTGTAATTTTAAGGAGACTATATGAAAGCACACAATGAGTATAATATAAAAAGATCGTATGACGAATCGGAGTCAGTCATACTTTCTACAGGGAAGAAATTCCACATGACTCCAGATAGGAAAGAATTCTTAGCAGAACTTCAATCTGCCTTTCCTGAGCAATCTGTTTTTCTAAAAGAAGATTTAGAAAAACTATCACACACCCCATACTGGGTGAAGTCAACAAGGTTCCCTTTTGCTTCTGCTGATAAATCGTCATATGATTTGACTATGTTACTTGGTGGTTTGTCACCGACAGCAGTTCAAAATGTGAAACAACCAACGGTTATTCCAATGACACCAGCACCTGTTTCTAATAACATGCCTGTCGCCGCTCAGACTCAAGCAGTGAATCTGATCGAAGACAATGTAAAAATCATTCCTGAGAAAATGACTAACTATGTTCCGTTTGGACATTTCAAAGATGTCAAACAGATTATCAAGTCTAAGATTTTCTTCCCAGTCTTTGTGACAGGGTTATCTGGTAATGGTAAAACATTGATGATCGAACAAGTATGTGCCCAACTGAAGAGAGAACTCTACAGGGTCAATATCACCATCGAGACTGATGAAGATGATTTGATGGGTGGTCATACTCTTCAAAATGGTAACATTACTTTCAGAGAAGGTCCTGTTATCAAAGCAATGAGAAAGGGTGCCGTACTCTTGCTCGATGAAGTCGATCTTGGTTCTAACAAGTTGATGTGTCTACAATCAGTTCTTGAAGGTAAAGGTTATCTAATCAAGAAAACTGGTGAGTGGGTGACACCTGCACCAGGATTTACAATTCTTGCGACTGCTAATACAAAGGGTCAAGGTTCAGAAGATGGCAAGTTCATCGGAACTCAGATCATGAACGAGGCGATGCTTGAAAGATTCGCCATCACAATGCAACAAGAATATCCACCAGTGTCAACTGAGAAGAGAATTCTTAAGAAAGAAATGGAACTAAGTGGTTCTGTTGATGAAGAGTTCTGTGACAAACTTGTCGACTGGGCAGACATTATCAGAAAGACCTATTACGAGGGTGCTATCGATGATGTTGTTACTACAAGGAGACTTGTTCACATTGTCAATGCATTCAGAATGTTTGACGACAAAATGAAGTCAATCGAAATGTGTATTACAAGATTCGATGAAGAAACTAGAAGTTCCATTCTCGACCTCTACACCAAAGTAGATGCAGGGGTCGACATGGAAAACCCTCTTGAAGATTCAGAGTCTTCAGAGTATAATGAATACGATGAGTAATAATATCGACTACAAATATAACGAGGACAAACTCTTAAACGAGTTTTCCTCTTATATTGATAATACATACGACCAACATTACTCACTAAACAAATACCAGAGTACTGAGTTTATTATTGACTCAGGACATGGTGAAGGTTTTTGTATCGGCAATATTATGAAATATGCACAAAGATACGGAAAGAAAGGTGGCAAGAATAGAGCAGACTTGTTAAAAGTTTTGCACTATGCCTTGTTTATGTTACACGTTCACGATAAGGAGACTGAGAATGAAATTAAGTGAAGAAACAAGAAGTATATTAAAAAACTTCGCAACAATAAATTCGGGTATCAAAGTTGAGACAGGTTCTCAATTGAAGACTATTTCGAATATGAAAAACATCTTGGCAGTAGCAACTGTTTCAGAAGCATTTGACCAAGGGTTTAGTATATACAATCTAGGAGAATTTCTAGGTGCAGTATCATTGCTAGATAATCCAGACTTTGCATTTAACGATGCATCTGCAAGTATCAGTGATGATAATACTAGCATGACTTACTTCTATGCAAGTGAGGGTATGGTGACATCGCCAGAGAAGATGATTACAATGCCTGATGCAGAGATTAAAGTTGATCTATCATCAACACTACTTGGCGAATTGCAAAAAGCGGCCAGTGTTTTAGGTGTTAGTGATTTAGTACTACAATCAGATGGTACTAAAATCGAGTTAGTAGTAACTGATAAAAAGAATGCAACATCAAATACATTCAGCAGAATCGTTGGAGAAGGTACAGGTGTTTCATTTACAATGAACTTTAAGATTGATAACTTGAAAGTTCTAGATGGTAATTATGAAGTCTTGGTTTCATCGAAAGGTATTTCAAACTTCAAAAACAAGGATATAGACTTAGAGTACTTCATTGCACTTGAACCAGATTCAAAATACAATGTGTAACATATATAATATAATTATGTGTGATAAAAGTGCTAGTCTCCACAATTATCATGGGAGTAGAATATCTCATCAATCTCTTGGCATTCTACACGATCTATCGGAGGGGTTAGGTCAACTATGAGTAACGAATTTTTATACGTAGAGAAGTATCGTCCTCAAACAATTGAAGAGACAATACTACCTGCATCGATCAAGAAAAGTTTTCAAGAGTTTGTCAAGAATGGCGAACTACCAAATTTGTTACTAACTGGTTCAGCAGGCATTGGTAAAACTACAGTTGCGAAAGCATTGTGTAATGAAATCGGTGCAGACTTTATTGTCATTAACGGATCAGATGAGGGTCGTCTTATCGACACTCTCAGAACTAAAATCAAAAACTTTGCATCTACAGTGTCACTCAGTGGTGGTTCTAAAGTCGTCATACTTGATGAAGCAGATTATATATCAGCAGATTCAGTTCAACCTGCTTTAAGAAACTTCATAGAAGAGTTCTCAAGCAACTGTAGATTCATTTTTACATGTAACTACAAGAACAGAATTATTCCTGCACTTCACAGTAGATGTACAGTTATTGATTTCAAAATAACACCCACAGAAAAACAAAAACTTGCTTCAGTCTTTATGAATAGACTTAAGATGATTTGCGATGATGAGGGTATTAAATACGAAGAGAAAGTATTAGTAGAACTGATACTTAAATTCTTCCCAGACTTTAGAAGATGTATCAATGAAGTACAACGTTATGGTGCATCAGGTGTAATTGATAGTGGTTTGTTAGCAACACTATCAGAAGAAAAACTAACACCTCTGGTCGACATGTTGAAAAGTAAAGATTGGTCTGGTATGAGAAAGTGGGTTGGTCAAAATGCTGATAACGATTTCAATACTTTGTATAGAAAAGTTTTCAATGCATTAGAGAAAAGACTTGAACCAAGTTCAATACCATCGGCAGTTCTAATCATTGCAGACTATCAATACAAATCTGCATTTGCAATGGACTCAGAGATTAATTTTACTGCATGTCTAACAGAAATTATGTCGGAGTGTAAATTCAAATAATGGGTAAGTTAAGACAATGGTTTCAAAAATGGTTTGACAAAAGAATTGAAAAGTCATTTCAAAGACAAGCAGACAGACTGTTCGCAAAACACGATGTCGAATATAGAGACGGAGATAATACATGACTCAATATGATAACGAAGTAGAAAGACAAAGAATTATTCTCGAAGCAGAAGAATGGGCAAAGGGTGTTAAAAGCATTCATGTACATTCTTTTAACTCTATGTGGTATGATGATCACCCAGAAGACACAGATGGTACTCCACGTAAAACTGTGACAGATGTAGAATATAACAATGGTCTTATCGTAAGAAGCAGAAACGGAAAACAAATTCGTAAGTTTGGTATGAAACTCAAAGGCGATGCTTTGATCCAGCAATACGAGAGAGTTCAACAATCTTCAAAACCAAAGTTTCGACCACAGTATGTCTAAACGAAATCCTTTCGACTTTGTTAAAAATGTAAGTTATGATAAAGTCGATATCATGGTTGATGAGGTCGAAGAGAAAGCATATCAACCATTCCTCATAAATCGGGCGTTGTCTTATCACCAAGATGCCGTCTTTCTAGTAAACGAGTTAAACTGTAAGCACGGGTTAGATAACCGTCTTCAGTACTTGTTTTTCATAAATACTCTTAGAAAAAGAAAAAGATTCAGTAAGTGGCAAAAACCATATGAATCTAAGAAACTAGAAACTGTAAAAGATTTTTACGGTGTTTCTACTCAGAAAGCAAAAGAGTATCTTGAACTTCTTGATGAAAAACAATACCGTATATTGAAAGACAGAATGCATACAGGTGGTAAACACAATGGACGAACAGGAAATAGTAAATAGTTTAGTCGAAATATCATTCGAACAAAAAGACGACTTCTTAAAGATACGTGAGACACTCACACGTATCGGAGTTGCATCACGTAGAGAACAAGAACTCTTCCAATCATGTCACATCTTGCACAAGAAGGGCAAGTATTACATTACACATTTCAAAGAATTATTCCAATTAGATGGTAAGAAGGCAACGTTTGATGAATCAGATGTTGGTCGAAGAAATACCATTATTGATTTACTTAAGCAATGGAATCTAATTAAGGTGTTAGACGAATCAAAGATCGAAACACCTAGGGCACCATTGTCTCAGATTAAAATTGTGAGTTTTAAAGATAAAGAAAATTGGAAACTTACTACAAAATACTCAATAGGTAGTAAAAACAACTAAATATATCACTTAGGAGGAACAATTATGTTTCAAGGTATTATAGATTTTGTTATGGGTATATGGAACTTACTTATGATAGTTCCAGTTATTATATCAATATGCTCAGTAGTTGTAGCATTAACACCGACCCCGGCCGATGATAAGTTGTGGGCAAAAGTGTATAAGTGGTTAGAAGTTCTTGCTTTAGCAGTAGGTAAAGCAAAAGACAAAAACCCTCTTTTAGATAAGTAACTTTTATGATAGAATAGTAGTACAACTATTCAGAATAGGAGAAAAATATGGAATATGTGATAATTGGTATAATTGTTATACTAGCAGTTGTCTTCTATGTTAGAGGCGATAGTGGCAGTAGTTCTACTACAGTTACAAAACCTGTCTCTAAACCTGCAGTAAGACCAGTTGTAAATGCAGATGCAAACAACAATGGTATTACAAGCAAGGCAGAACTTAAGAAATTAACTAAAGTTCAACTTGTGGATCTTGCAGAGAAGAAGAGTCTGAAAGTTAAGAAGTCTGGCACTAAAGCAGAGATTATTAACTCCATTCATACTCAATTGAAGTAACAACACACTTTAAAAGAACAAGGGTGCTTCGGCACCCTTTTTTTTGTGTCCCGATAGACGATTTGTATAAATAATAGGTGATGGAAGATATACTATTATTAATCAATGAAGTCGGTGTCCCGATTGCAAGTGCAATCGTAATGGCATTCTTTATCTTCCTAACACTTAGATACATCTTAGAGGGTGTATCAGATGATGTGAAGACTTTAACTGGCATGGTTGACATGCTAGAAGACAGATGTAGAGTTATGAATAACGAGATCGTTAAGATTGATTTGCTTATATCTCAATCCTTAGAACTACAACCAGACCTTGATCGAGTCGCCAGAGCAGAGAACTTCGTGGAAGATGGAAGTATTGATGCTAGGAGAGATTAATGGTCGAAGAAGTAATCAAGGTTGTAGACGAATTTGGATACCCAGTCGTCATGTCATTGGGAATGGGTTACTTCATTTACTTCATATGGAAATATGTAACTGAAGAACTAGAACCCAGAATAGAGAAACAAAAGATATCTCTAATTAGATTGATCGATCAAATGAGAATGTTAGATCAGGATCAAATTAGACTTCAGCAAAAACTGAATACTGTATTAGAGTACAGAAAAGCAGAACGTTTAAGGAAGAAACTACGTAATGAAAAACCAGATAAAGTTATTAAGTCTTAGTTTATTAATATCAATGCCGATCATGGCAGATGAAATCAAATTTGGTTTCAAAAATCCCTCATTCAGTGGACAGGGTACAGGTGCCCATTACTTAACCATTGAGAACCAAGAGACATCAAGAAAGAAAGCAATCGAAGAAGCACTCGAATCAGCAAGAAAGGCCGCTGAACGTGAAGCAGAGAATAGTACCCTTGCAAAATTTATTAGGAACTTAGAATCAAGAATCTATGCCCAATTTGCAAAGCAGTTAGTAGAGAGTATGTTCTCAAACGATAATCCTGCGGGATTTGGATCGTTCATGCTTGAAGGTAATAGTATTACATGGGAAGTAATTACAAATGCCGATGGTGCAGAAGTTATAAGATTAACAATTGTAGGTGAAGACGGAACAGAAACAGTAGTTGAGATCCCAGTTGGCACTGGTAACTTCGGTCAAGATCCAGATACAGGTTCAGGAGGATAAAATGTTACGAACACTCTTAGCATTAACATTGCTATTGTCAGGTTGTGCTTCGGTTCCTAAATGGAGTGAAGACCCTGCAGATTGTTCATATGAAACAGGTAAGTTTGATGAAGGTTGGGGCAAAGATGTTTACACAGGTGTTAGAAAGTATGCAGGTTCTAAATTTATTTGTGTAGAGAGTCCAGAAGTTGTAAAGTTACCTGCATATATTGACTTACTTAATTTACCACCTGCTGAAGAAATGCCAATAGTTTCAGTATATAATTTTAATGACAAAACAGGTCAGAGAAAATCAGTTACAAACATAGCATCTTTCTCGACAGCAGTAACACAAGGTGGTGTAGAGATGTTAATCGATGCACTTAAGACTGCTGGTGGGGGAACATGGTTTAGAGTCGTTGAAAGAAACGGCATCGATGCATTACTAAGAGAAAGACAGATCATTAGAAGTGCAAGACAAGATTACGCAAAAATTTCGGGGGAAGAACCCCAAGGTTTACAACCACTACTATTTGCAGGAATGCTAATTGAAGGTGGTATAATTGGTTATGATTCTAATATATTAACGGGTGGACGAGGCGCACGGACACTTGGTATTGGATATGCGAAACAATATCGACAAGATGTTGTTACAATCTCCATAAGGGCAGTTAGTGTTCTTACTGGAGAAGTTTTATTAAATGTACAAACTCGGAAAACGATTTTAAGTTATGGTTCATCGGGAGATATTTTTAGATTTATCGAACAAGGAACACAATTAATTGAGTTTGAAGACGGTGTGGGTAATAATGAGTCAGTGACGTATGCAGTACGTGTTGCCATTGAGGCAGGTGTACTGGAATTAATCTACCAAGGCCATGAACGTGGTTATTGGAAAATAGAAGGGTATAACGAAAATGAAAAAACTAAGTAGTATATTATTACTGATGTCGACAACTTTTGTTTTCGCACAATCCACTGATGATAACGAAATAAAAATCACCCAAACCGGTGATACTCTAAAACTTTATATCGACCAAATAGGATTTGGTAACAAAGTTGGAGGTTCTAATGGAAACGACGGGTCATTGACAACAATGGCAATTACTGGTGCAACATTAGACTTCAACATCGATATGTTAGGAGACCAAAACAAATTGTTTGGACCTGTAGAAGCAGATAGTTCTAACTATCTCATTGATATTACAGGTGATCAAAACAGTATTGATTGGAACATTGGTTATACAGGTTCATCAGATGATTCGGATATTAATTTCGATATCACAGGAGATAGCAACACATTTGATTTAGATCAAGGATATGTTGCAAGTGCTGAAAGACTAGACGCCGACCTTATATTAATAGGTAGTTCGAATATTTTTGATATTGACTGGGAATCAGACGATTTAACATGGAACTTAGATATAACTGGTGGTTCAAACAATATTAATACATTGCAAAACGATGGTGAGCAAACATTAGACTTCACCTTAGATGGAGATAGTGCAGACGTGGATATCAATCAGATATCTGGTTCATGTGCAACAGGTGCCCCACAGGCATGTGTTACACCGAATGCAACTATTATTCTTGACGTAACAAGTGATAATGCAATTATTCAACTTACACAAAAAGATTCGTCTAACGATTCTTAATTTAATTTTCCTCAGCGGGTTTGCTTTTGCTGAACCCGTTGGGGAGATTTCTGAGTCTACAGGACTCGGATCAATTCTTAGAAATTCAGAAGAAGTTGGCAATCAGGTCAACACAGAAATCATATTAAAAGACGAAGCATCGACAGGTAATGGTCGAATGAAGATCGTATTCCTTGATGAAGAGGTCCTAGATATGACTGAAAATACATATGCATATATCGACGAAGCATATTATGATCCTAATCCAGATCTATCTCAAATGTCAATTAGAGTTGCAAGAGGTACAGCAAGATTCACATCTGGTAAAGGTAAAAAAATTAAAAAAGCAAACGTAAATGTAGGTACACCTACAGCACAGATCACAATCAAGGGAACAGATTTCACTACAACCGTAGATGAGATAGGGAGAACTCTTGTCATATTACTCCCAGATGAAACAGGCGAACAATCATCTGGTGAGATAACAGTTTTAAATGAGGGTGGTGAAGTAACTCTCACTCAGGCATATGAAGCAACTATGGTTTCAACATGGGAAACACCACCAACTCAAAGTGTTACACTCAATGGTGTGACACCCAATATAATCGATAACATGTTTATCGTCAATCCACCTCAAGAAGTGCAAGACAGAGTGGCAGAAGAGGCACAAAATGACCTTGATCAGGATCAAGGAATATTAGATGTAGACTTCTTAGAGTTCAATGAACTAGAACAAGATGCTCTCGCAGACACTACAGAAGACCTAGAGTTTTCTGAACTTGACATAGACATGCTAGATGTAGATTTCTTAACCGACTTATTAGATGTCGTAGAAGAATTAGAGAGAACAACAGTAGTATTTGGAGATGCACAGAAAGTATCTGCAGGTGACTTTTCACTTAAGGGTGCTAATATAGGATTCAACAAAGACTCTCAGTTTAACGTGTTCGTACAAGATGGCGACTTATACTTCTATAGAAATGTCAATGGCACAATCGAAGTTATCATTGCACAAGGGGGAAGTGGATTCTTAGACGTGGGCGTAGAAGGATATCAAGGTATTATTGAATTCGGTGATGGTAACGGAATCGAAATTGTTATAAGACAAACTAACTAAATAGTACTAGGAGGCAACTTTTATGGATAGACTTAAATCTTTCATAAAGTGGCATGAGAGACAAACTGAATTCTTTACATATGAACTAGGTTTGTCACAATATCAAACCATGTGGATAGCATGGACAAAAGGTATATTAACAGTATTAATATTACAATGGATATTTTAAAGAAAATATTATTAACAATCATAGGGATATCAATTATCCCTATGACCTTATGGGCAGATGATAACGAGATATCACTTACACAAAGTGGTAATAACTTTTCATTAGAAATCAAACAAGTGGGATTCAACAATAAAGTAGGTATGTTAGATTCACAATCATATATCAACAATGCACCAGATTTAGATATACATATCGTTCAATACAACTTTACTGCTAATCAAAATCAGATTATCTTTGATGAAGTATCAGGTTCAAGTAATGAATTTAGACTAG